CCTGCGTCCATACTTGAAAGTCTTGAACCTCTTAATGAACGGACTTCTTTTTCATACATATTCCAATAATCAGGCATAACTTGTGCGAGCATATAATAAAGTATAGCCATATCGTATCTATCAGGTAAGATTAGTTTACCTGAGAATACTGTGCCTGAGAATGTTCCCCAATCCTGCGAACTTGAAACTGAAGGTTGGTAGTATCTTAAATCAGGGTAATAGAATAAAGTCAATGTTCCTGATGTTAACGGAGTTATTAACTGAGTAGTATTCCCTTGCGGATAAATTCCATACCAATATCCTGAGTTACCTATTGCTAATTGTTCTCTTATGAATCTCTCTGGCTTTTCATCTAATAAGTAGTTGCCTGAGTAAGCGTGTTTATGCTGTCCGAAATTAGTTGGCAGTGAATGAACATTGGTTGTCGTAGATAAAGTAACATCAACTGAACTTTCAACTACTAATAATCTTCTTTGAATATCCTGTTGTGCCTGTGATATAAAAGACCCAAGTAGTTTCTCCGGTATTTCGATTTGTTTTAAATCTCTTACTTGAGATTGGATTTTATATTGAGCTACAAACAGGTCTCTAATTTCAGATATTAACATTATTGTAAACTCACTGTATTAGGTTCTTGAACCTTCATTATTTGTAATGACTGTAAAGCCTTCGCTAAGTCATTATCTAATTCAGCCATCGCTGCTTGCTTATCTGCTAACTTCCCTTTTCTGTCTTCTACTCTCAACTCAACTAATCTTGTAACGAAATAAGCAAATGCTTCGGGCAAGTCTAATGTTCCTGCGTCTGAAGCCATATCGGTGGTTTCTTTATAGTAAAATGCCGTCGCTGTATCTATTGTAGATGGGGATATATAGATTTTATCATCTAAAATAGTACACAAAGGCTGATAATTCGTCGGGGCTAAAAATGTATTTCTTATGTGTTCTAAAAAAACTCTGTTAGATACGGGATAGGCTAAACCCTTGTCAGTTGCTCCCCCTGCTGCTACTGAACAATTAACCGAGATTAACCAATTTGGCACTCCCATCCTATTAGGTACGTCAGTAGATAATGGCGATGTCTTTATACTTTTATCTCCTAATGTCCCAGATGAAAGAGTTAGTGAATCAGAACCCACAAACTCGGTATATCCTAAATAAAAAAGTTTTAATTGTATATCTCTTTGTGCATCATTTATCCAACGATTTAAAAGAGCATTTGTAAAATTCGGGTCTTCTTTAATCCCTGTATTGGCTTTTATTAAGTCACGGAGTTGTAAGAGTGTACTCGCCATTTTATAAACCTGTCATAAGTTTAAGTTGTTCTAAAAATAAATTATACTGTATTTGCGCTTCTTCAACCCTTTGGTCTTTATATAGCATTCTTGAGGTGGCAAAATGAACTATCGCATTATGTGTGTTCACTGGAAGTTCAGCATTAACTCCTGACGCAATATCTGTTGGCTTATCAAGGTAATCAATATCGTATGCTCCTGTCGTGCTATAAACGGGTCTAAAAATTATTGAGGGTAATCCACCGCCAGCATCTACGGCAATCCAGACTACGGGGTCTGTTGATGTTGCCACCAAATAGGTGTTGTTTTCCATAAAATGAGCTTCTGACGGGGTTATAATTCTACAAGGGATTTTCCCCCCGGAGTTATCGTGATCCCACTTTGCAGCAATTAACTCTAAAAACCCTGCTGGTAAGGCGACTGCGCTTGCAGCCCCAGAACTAATTAATTTTACCGAAATTGAAGCAAGCTCAAGCGGTAATAACGTCTCTGGGTCTATTTGCCTTTTAGCTCTATAAACGGAAAGTAATTTATTTATTACCTCATTCTGCCCGTCTGCTAATGCTGCGTAGATTTCATTGTCAGTCCAGAAACTTGCACTTGATTCATCTAAAATCGTACGAACAGCAGCAAGCATTACAGTACTTGTCATAACTCCTCTTAAAAGTGGGGAGTTTCCTCCCCGTTAGATTATATACTTACGCCTTCTTTATCGAGCTTCTGCACGATAGTAAAGGTGTGTGTGGTAGCTGCTAAAGTTGAACCTCCGTCAAGATTAAAAGCATAGTAAGGGGCTACTGGCACTTTTATCTTTAGTCCTGTTGCTATTGCTCCTACTGTAACTACGTCTGCTACTGCTAAATCTGGATCCATCTGCCAAGAATAAGAAATCGTGTTTACCGCTAATACAACGTCATCCATTATTTGCTTGTAGTTTGAACCCGTTCCCGTTGCGACTACGCTTGCACCATCTCCTGAAAGCGCAAACGAATCTGAATAACCTACCCACAAGTCTAAAGGCAACGCCTGTCCATCAGGCGTGGCTGCTGCCGAATAGAAAAGTGTCCAAGGCTTTGTCGGGTCGAGATTTGCAGGTGTCTTTTTGGTATAAGCGTCATTCTCGGCAGTAGTAGAAATAACCGTACAAGTTGCTCTATATACTCCGTTGACGAAACGCTCAGTCCAATTACTCTGAGTTAAAGCCATTTTAAAATTTTCTCCTTCTGGTTACTCATTCTTAATTGATAATAAGTAATCCAATTGTTTCTTGAATAATTAGTTTTTGCGTGACAACTGGCACACAGGGTTATAAGATTATCTGCTGTGTTGTTCCTCGTATTGTAATCTATATGATGACATTGGATTCTCCTGTTGTCTTGTTTAGTACCGCACTTTATACCACATTCTTGGCAAATCCAATTATCACGTTTATAAATTATTTTACGTATAATATCCCAATTTTCAGGATATTTATTATCCTTCGTCTTCGTCTTTGGGTATTCTTCCCCAGCTTCATTTATCCATTTCTTAAACCCGTTATACCATTTGCTAACGCCTTGTTTATGCCTACGTATCTTCCTTTTTGCGTTCACATCTACTTTATTATCCCTTAGATTTTGTTTATGGCAATTCTTACACCGGTAACTCAATCCATCAGGACGACGACTTTTGTTGCGATAAAAGTCTTTAATAGGTAAAGCCTGTCCGCAATCAGGGCAAGTCTTCATCAAGTCCTTAATTATTAATTATCTGTTCTAATTCGTGCATTTCCTGAACTTCTTTTTCGTCGGCATCTTTTCTTACCGTGCCGTCTTTTTTAAGAAGTCTTGCTCTTAATTCACCTAATCTTAAAAGTTTAGTGTCTCTATCTAAGACTGGTTGGGTAGCTGCACTTCTGATACCCTGAATTAAGTTTTTTTGAGATTTTACGACTCCCTTTTCGTGAATTTTCTTCCCGAACATAGGGTGTTTCCGTAGCTTCCCTGCTAATACGTCATCGGGAGTTGTAAAGAAACCATTGTCAAATCTTGCAATAGTCCCTTCGTTGTCCCTTGCAACGTATCTCCTGTATGGGCTAAAAAACGTGTACATATTTCTCCTTAATTAAGAGGGCATATTGCCCTCAGTTTATGCAACTGGCTGATAGAGATAGCCCGCTGTTTCCTGATTTGGAAATTCAAGCCCAATATCTGCCAATAATTTAGTTTCTGTTCTGTCTGCGCCGGGTGTTTCAACGTTGGCTTCAATTCTGAACTTTCTTGAACCTTTTTTATCGTTAGCCATATGCCTTCCGATAAGATTCTTTTGTTCTACTGTGATACCTGCGTTTGTGAATTTACCGTCGAACAACGGATGTCTTACAATATTAACGTCACCCATTCCGTGAATGTAAGTGTGGAATCTTACTCCGTATGCTGTCTTTTGAACAGGCGGGAAGTTTCCTAACTTATCTTTTACGATTTTCTGAATGTCGTTGAATTGTGCGTTACCGCAATAATGCGTTCTCTGATCTGAACCTTTAGCAAGTACCGCTGTCAGGTAATCGTCCCATACTTCTTCAGTAAGAGTTCCTGCATAGTCCTGTGCGTTTGTGGTAATGAACCCTAATAGACCTTTACCATAGGTTCTTTGAATTGAATTTGTAGTTACGACTCCGGTTGAAAGAGAATAGATGAAGTTTCTTTCGTACTGCAACTTCATTTCTTTCATCTTCTTGGCTACTTGTTCGTCGTGAGTTGTACCGTCAGTCCAAGAATCTCCTGCTTGCTGTCTTCCGGTACTCTTTACTGATTCGTTAAAGATTGTCAGTCGGTTATATACATTAATTTCCTGAGTGGAAAGTGAAAGTGGAACGCCTGAATTTTCATCAAACATTGAACCGATAACTTTAATGTAACTTCCAACCGCAGCAGCAGCCCAAGCTGTCGGTGCTGTTGCTCCGTCTGGGTGTGCTAATGTAGCTGAAGTTCCAACCGTCTGTGCTGAAACGTATAACATTTCATCGTAATACTCTACATATACTAAGTCACCCAATTTCAACATTGTAATATCTGCGTCAGCAGCAGTTACTACTAATGTATCAGGTGAAGTGCCTGCTAAAGCAAGCGTACTTAAAATTGTAGTCTGGTGCGGGAATAATTCGTCTTCAAACCAATCAAATTTACCCGCTTGATTTCTAACTGGTTTGCTTGTTTTACCCGAAAAAAACATATACTGTAATATCGGGGTCTGGTAAGGTTCAAGTACTCTTAATACGGTATCTATATCTGGCTTTTGATTGGCTGCCAGCATAGCACCGGATGAACGGACTACTTGAAGATTTCCGGTATAAGCCATTTATCTTCTCCTAAATTTGCCCTTCTTCGGCATATTTTAAAATATTCATTAACATTTGATCTTCAGGAGTTGTTGTAACATTTCTTTGAACTGTTTGAACTTGCGAAGAATCCTTTTTGGTCTGTCGGGCTTTTTTGAAAGCCTCTTTAGTTTGCTTAAAGGTTTCTTCTTTCGCTTTCTTTTCTATTTGAAGTTCGTTTTGTTCGGCTTTGGATAAAAGACTATAAAAACTAATTAATTCATCTACCATCAAATCGGGGTCTTCCTGATACATCTTTTTGATTTCAGGTTTTAAATTCCCCGTAGCATCGAATAATCTTCTTGAGTTAAATTTAGCCCACTCGTCAGCTATTTTTTCTACATCAGCGTCGGGTAGTCTTTTCTTAACCTCCGCTAATGGATTTATAGTTGGTTCGGGTTCTACTTTAACCTGAGACTTAATCAGTTTATCTCTTTTCTCAAGCCATTTATCGAACTCAGCACGATTTTCAATCGGGTCTGGCGGTTCGCCTAATTCATTTAGAGATGTTTTTGACAACTTCCCTTCGAGTTCTTTGTTCTTCTGAATAGTTTCGTGGAGTTTCCTGACTAACTTATCGTATGAAGGTGCTAATTCTTTAATCGGCTTGCCTCTATACATTTTTAGTGTCGGGAATTGCTCGATGATTTCATCAGAGATAATGTCTGGCTTAACTTCTTCCTGAGTTTCCTCTTGGGTTTCTGTTTCAGCCTCAGGCTCTTCAGCTTCCTTCGTTTCTGTTGAGTCTGGATTTAACAGGTTTCTCACCTGTTCTACTTGTTCGTCCTCAGATAATTCGACTGTCTCATCCTCCTTGGTCTCCTCGACTGGGGATTCAACTTGGTCTTGCTCTTTGGTTTTCATTGTTTTTCCTGTTTTGTGAAAGAATTGCAGTTTGTGATTGTAGTTGACTTGTTACGCCATCCTGAAGCACTTGGGCTGCTTTAATATCTTGTTCACGTTTGGCGGTCTCCGCCTCTTGTTGTAATCTTCCTTGTATTTCCTGAACTATTTGTCTTCTGTCTTGAGGACTAAATTCAGGGTTGTATTCTATTAATTTCATTATAAATGTCGGACTCTGCTGTAAGTACGGAAGTCTTGACGCTGCTTCTATCATACCAAAGAATTTAGCGTCTCTTTCTGTTTCTGTTAAGGCTGCTTCTGTAATTGTTAATTCAAAGTCTGCATCTTTTAAAAATGGGATACCTTTATTCATCGTTACATACCCAGAGTCGGGACTTATTTGTGAAGGTGTGTAATACTGTCCTAACGCTTGAATCATCTCAGGAGTTAGTTCAGCACCTTGAACTTTAATTTGTCTTTCAAATGTGTCGTAGGTCTGGATGAGATATAAAGCAATCTCCCCTAATGCTTTTTTCCATCTCGTTAGATTGTCTAACATTAAGGCTGCTACTAAAGTCCCTTGTTGTTTCTTTAGGTTAATCGCTTTGCCGGATTCTCCTGAACCCTCTGAAAGTCCCTGAAAACTTCTTCCGCCTGCGAAGTCTTCGATAAATTGCTGCATAATCGTAGCAACTTGTATCCACTGAGGATTGATTCCTTTGGATTGAACTGCTCTTAAAATTTCTTCATTGGAATTGGTTCTTATCACCCCACCCGTTTGCTGGGCTTTCCTTGAAGCACTTTCAGGTGTTTCGTTTTCAGCTAAAGCATTTACATTTAATTGATATACATTTTTAATATCCGTCCCGAATGTATAATCAATCTGAGAAAAGAGTCTATCCATAAACATCTGGGGACTTTTCAGCATATCCATAAACGACCAGAAGTCGTCTTCAAAGTGGAAGCATTTGAATATCTTTATTGGTGCTGATGGTAAATCGGTTTCTTCGTATTCCAAAATCCTTGAGTCTGCGAACACATATTTATCTACGGCTTCTTCATCTTTATCCTCAATAGAGCCTTCCATATCTAAACCGTTAGCCAAGTAAACTGCATTGAGTTCTCTTAGTTTTCTCTCGGCTTCTTTTTTGTCTCTGTATTTCCCTACTATCTGATTTTCCAAGCCTAAGAGTTTCATCGTGTCTGGAAAGATGACGTGGTAATAAGTTCTTATTACTTTTTGATAGTGAGTGAATTTATAAAGTATGTCAAACTCAGCCTTACCGTCGGGATTTTTTGAAATGTAATAAGACTCACTGGGTCTTCCGAAATTACCCTCGTTCTCAGCGATTTCATTTACTATGTCTCCGTATTCATTGGCTAACTGATAACGGTACATAGCCTCTCTCTTAGCGATGAATAATCCGTCTTCCCAAGGGTCAAAAGCGATTGAATTAATATCCCAGACTACATCTCTGTAAGAAAGTTTCTTTAGTAAAATTCTTGGTTCTAATTTTGAATAATCTACATAGGCTTCTGCTGCACCGTATTTAATCGCCAAGCCTGAATCGAATACTTCTGATTCTAAAAATTTAAAGTTGGAATTTCTTTCTACGTCCCTTAAAGCTAAAGTTCCAAAGATTGCTTTATACTCATCATTGGGGTCAACTCTTGATTCAACTCTGAATTGTGTACGTGCTTGTTTCTGAGTACTTTTAATGATGTTTAATTTCGTAGCCATAGCAGCCATTGAATAAGGCTGTCTATCCTGACTTCTGATTTTCTGCTCTTGAGATTCGTCCCAGTGTTTACCTTTTTGGAATCTTTCGTTCTCTACGCCTGATTCCCATTTCTCGGTAAAGTACTGTATGCCTTGGTCGTGCAAGTATTCTAAATCAGTTGCACTTAAAGGTGTATTTAAAACTTCTGTTTTTCTTTTTTTAGGTTCTTTAGGCATTTAATCCTCAAAAAGTAGCGTAATCAATTTCATACGCCTGTTCTTCAAAAAATGGTCTTGCTACGGGGTCTTTCTTAGGTACGATATTAAAGTTCGGCATCCATAAAGCACATCTTACCATTAAAGCTCCCCCCATTACTCTATCGTCGTAACTCTTAACTGATTTGTCTTCGTCCTTGCCCTGTGCCTGCATCTGTCCTCTTTCGTTCCTGACGAATATCATACACTCGCTCCAAAATTCTTTTTCATCGGAGAATAAAATTCCCTCTCGTATCCATTCATTTAAATCATTTATGACTTCGGATTTCGATTTAGATGTCGTAGTGAATCCTAAACTTCCTGAGTCCGATGGATAACCCTTATCAAAGGTTTGATTGTGATAAAGATTGACTCCTAATTTGTATGAACTCTTTATCGTCGTGAATCC